CCCATAAATGAAACCTACATAATCGTCCAAGTAATGTTCTAATTTGACCACGTTGTTGTGATCTTTGCATTACATTATCCATTAATTGTTTTACAAAGGGAACTCGATCATGGTATTGTTTAAATAACGCATCAGATGTTTCTTTATCAACACCAAGTTCTGCTTGTAGTTTAGTTTTACCCATACCATAGAATAATCCTAAGTTAATTGTTTTAGCTTGAGACCTTGGTATGTTTGCCATCTCTGCAACAATAGTATGGAAGTCTGTATTAGGATCATTTCTATAAGAATCTAATACATCATCAACACCATATAAATTTTGTAATGCAGCATAGTGAACTACTAATCTTGGTTCTTGTTGTGAGTAATCAAATACACCCCACTTACATCCATCTTCTGGAATAAATAGTGATCTTATTTTTGGGCCAAGATCTTTGTTTCGTGCAGGTATTTGTTGTAGATTTGGATTAGAATAACTGAATCTTCCAGTAACTGTTCCACCATTATCTCCACGTAATTGGTTTATTTCTGCATGAATTCTACCTTTATGTGAATACTTTAATATGGTATCAATAAAAGTTGTATGTGCTTTATTAATTTCTCTAGCCTTAGCAATACATTGAACAATAGGATTAGGATGATTTTGCAAAAAGTTTTTAGTAAACGATGGAGCCTGAGTTTTTTCAGTTCGATCAAATGGTAGTTTTAATTTTTCAAAAACTTGTGCAATCGATCTTGCTGCCCATATTTGAACATCTATTCCTGTTTCTTTTTGTACTTTGTATAGGTTGTTTTTTTCTTCTTTTACTAATTCTTGTTTCAAGTTATGTGCTGATTCAATATCTACTCTCACACCTAAGAATCTCATATCAACAAGGCAAGGAAATAGTTCAGTTTCTAAATCGAAAATAGAATTTATATCTTGGTTAACTATTTCTCGTTTTAAAAACTGCCAAAGTTGTAATGTAATGGATGCATCTTTTTCTGCATACTGACCAACATACATTGCAGGTAGTTTATACATCTCTCCTTTTGGATCGATACCCCATTCTTTTGCTGCTGCATATAGTGCGGTCTCATCTTTAGATTCACCTGTATATCTTTTAGCACAAGTATTTAAATCAAAACGAAACTGATTCTCATCACATAAAGCTGCTGCAATCATAGTATCAATAATTCTACCATTTATTTTAAGACCCATGGCTTTTAACCAACAAACGTCATACATTGCATTGTGAAATATTTTATCCGAAGATGTATTCAAAACATCTTGTAACCATTTAAGAACCATGTTCTTATCCATATTACCACCACCTTCATGAGCAATTGGATAGTATCCACACCATCCCTCTACAGCAACTGCAATACCAACAACCTGTCCATTACCTATGATGGCCCCAGATCCCATCTTTGTTAATTCAGGATCTTTGGTTTCTAAGTCAATCGCTATTTCATTGTGTTGGCTGAGATCAGGAAATTCTTCTGGTGGTAGCCATTCTGTTTGTGCTTTAAATATTAATTTAGTCATTTTTATTTATCCTTTTTACGTTAGTTAGTTGTTCAATATCTTTAAAAGGAACCATAGTAATTTTATCAAGTCGACCGTCTCTTTGATAAACTTCATAAATATTTTTTCCCTTTCTAAAATTGTTCTCTTCTAATTTACTCCATGTAAATTTAAATAATTCTTCTCTATCTACAATTAACCAATACTCTGGTCTTTCAAACACAATATAATCTGCCTTACCTTTTATCCAACCAGGATAACCTCTAACATTAGTTCCTTCTATCCAAGCAATATCATCTTGAGTTTTATTATCCCAACGATTTACTTTCTTCATTCCTTTTACATCAAACTTTAAAAGCTGACCATCTAAAGTTCCTTGTACATCCCAATGCTCATACATATCCTGTTTGTCTGTAGCCCACACAGGATCTTTTAAATTCTTTGCAAAGTTTTCTTCTATTTTTCTTGCTCTTGCTTTGAACTCTTGCCAGCCCATTTCTCCTCCTTTTTATGTGAGTACACTTCATACCAACTGTTACATTCTTTACAGTCATACATAGATACAATTGTATATTCTGATTCCTCATTTATGTCTTCAGCATCATAATCACTCTGCCAAATAACTTCTGCATTACAGTAAAAACATTTCATTCTTTTTCCTCTTCTTTATTTTCTTTTTCTTCCTCTTCTTTTTTACCAAAGATCTCTTCAAAGTTTTTCTTATAGAGATCTGTAGGTGGTCTTGATCGACCATCCCATTTTCTACCTTTTTCTTTACTCATCTTTATCCTTTTTATTGTAATATCCTATCATTCTACGACTCTCATATTTTTGTAATCGTTCCTTCATCCTTTGATTTTCATCATAGACTTGATTAAATCGTTCCGTTAATCTTTTTATTTTTGGTTCATAAATTTTTCTGTAGTGTAGATCCCAGTTTTTACCTATTTCGTTTTCCTTTGACATCCATATCCTTTATTTTTTTAATTTCTAGTTCACAGTAATGAATTACTTTCTCTAAATCTTGTATGCCGTTTTTATTTAAATACCTACAAACATACTTAATTACGTTTCCTTGAAAAAAAGAAAGATTGTTTTTAGAAATAAATTCATAGGGTTGTATGTGAAAATCTTTATAGTGATTCCCACCTATCTGCCTATCTTGTGGAAATGCTTCATCAAACATACCTTTACTTGTCATATAGCCTCCTCCATTGGGTAACATTTATTATCATTTTTTGGTCTTATAATATGTAGATGTTCCCTTGTTCTTGTAGCACCTACATAAAATAATCTTGTTTCATCATCTTGATTTTTGTCATATGATTTTTTAGTATTCGTTGTTAGATCCGTGAGCAGTACAACATTGTCCTCTTCACCACCTTTTGCACTATGGATAGTTGATAGTTTTATCCGTGGTTCTTGATTCAACATCTCTCCATTACGTTTCATACGTCTTATATAATTAATTCTTTTATCTCCCGCTTGATCAAAAGCTTCAAACCAAACTTCATTTGTTTTAAGACCATAGTCTTTTTGTAATTGTTCTAAACTGTAAACACTATTTTTTACAATTGATTTCAATCTATCCTTGTTCCATTTTTCACTGCTCATATACTTTGAAATATTTTCTATTTGTTTTGCATCTAACATCTGTCCTTGTGTTAAGTGTTCCCAGTTTATAGCTGCCTCTTGAATATTTTTTTCATATTGTTTCTTAAATCTATTTTCATAATACAAACCTTTATCTCTCATAGTCTCTTCTAATGGATCCAACATAGATCTTGTTCTAGTCAATACTAACCATTTACCAGAAGACATATCTACGTCTTCAAAAGTATCGTAAGCAGATAATCTTCCTTCATGTTTTTTTGGATTCCAACTTTTATCTATTCTATTACCAACTCTTTTTATGATTGAATCAGCAAGTCCATGAACTTTTTGTGGAACTCTAACGGAGTCTTTTAATTGTATAACCTGTCCTTCTTGAGCAATGAAACTATCAACATCTGCTCCAGCCCATCTAAATACTGCTTGGTCATCATCTCCTGCAATAAAAGAATCAACAGTTCTATCCCAAATATTTTTAACCATGTCCCATTGCATCAAAGATAAATCTTGAGCTTCATCTATAAAAACTGCATCAAATCTTGGTGACTTATCTGATTTTATAAAATCTAAAATCATGTCATTGTAATCAATAAGATTATATTCTTTCTTATATCTTTTTAATTCCTCTGATAAATGAATGAGTGTTTTATATTCAACGTCTTGGTTGTGTTCTTTTAAATTATATTGTCTATCAATAGATATGTTTCTAAGTTTTGCTAAATGAATTATTCTTAGATAATCACTTTTAGTAGTAAACAATCCTGTTTCCTCTTCATCATAATCATTATAATCTAAAAATAAATTTTCTTTTCTACCTAAATCTTCATAGTGTCTTCTCTGCATTACTTGATTTTTCTTTATACCTAATTCTCTAAAGGCTAATGAATGTAAAGTTCTAAAATAAGGTAGATCATCTTCTTCTAGATTAAATTTTTTCATAGCTCTTTCTCTAGCTTCATTCGCTGCCTTCTTTGTAAAAGCAAAGTAACCAATACGATCAGGGTTTGTTGTTTTTAAATAATCATCTACCTTTTCTAAAAGTGTATGTGTCTTACCTGTTCCTGGTGGGCCTAATACAATTGTTCTCATATTAATATGGTGAATCCTCTTTTAGTTTTTTAGGTGTATGTGTATTCTCTACTTTTTCAAATGCATCTACTACCATGATACTTGGTCGTTTCTTACCAATTACAATTCTATCATCACTACAATTACAATATTCTTTTAACATCTGTTGTGTGACCTGTGGTTTCTCAGGCCATTTCTTTCTCTGTAAATGTCCATGATAAAATTTATGAAATATAAATTTATGTTTACCTTCTTCTGTGTAAACATTTCCATTAAGAATATCTTTCTTAGTTGTTTCTGCTGCAGTTCTGTTTGTACAAAACTCTTCTAAATGTTCTTGTAACTGATCTATAATTGAAGATCCTTTTGGTGCTTTTATTATTTCTACACCCTGTAATAATTGATCTACATAAGATTCAAATTCTTTGACCGTAACTCTCTTTGGTTTTTTATTTATTTGTTTTGCTACAGTTCTTCTAAATAATCTTTGTTCAATTAAGTAATCTATATTTTCTAATTTAACTCTTTCGCCATCTACATTGACCCAATAATATGGTTCATCTAAATCTACTTTTTGTAGATCAGATAGTATTGGAAATACTGAATCCCCACCAATACCATATTTTCTAGTTCTACATAAATTTTTATCGCAATGATTACACATAGGATCTTCATTGCATTTAAATCCTAAATCTTTACCATCATTAAATTTTATTTTACCTTGAACTATTTTATCATCCAAAGGCCCTTCAGGATGTTTTTCAAAATATTTATAATTAAATGCATTAATTTTTCCCTGCCAAGCATCTGGCCATTTTCTTTTTGCATATTGAATGTATTGATAAACAATTCTATCTCTTCCATCTTTAATATCTGATTGTGTTAATGATTCTAAACAAGGTGGGCCATCACTAAATTCTGACTCTGGTCTTTTAATTTGAAGTTGTTCTAATTGTTCTGGTGTAATTTTATTTAATTGATACAGGTTTAAAAAACCATCTAGATTAACAGCTTCTGCATTTTCATTAAAGCAATATCTTGTTGTTTTATCGCCATTAAAGTATGGTAAATTTAAAAAATTTCCTGTATCATCTTTTGATTTTAATTCTACTTGTTTTGGAAAAACCTCTGATCCACCATAACCTAATACTGCACTAACAGAAATTAATTTATCTCTCATTAATTTTGCTTCAACTGGAACGGTTGTAAAACAAAATACATGTGCACCACCTGATTTAGATCTAAATACTACCAGTGGTAAATTTAATTGTTTAATTTTATTTATTAATTTTTTATGATCAAAACCTGCATAGGAATCAATATCAACACAACCCCATTTACATTTATTGTTTTCATCAATAGGTATAATACCAAGACTAGGTTCAATCCCATTCAAATGGTTTTCCCACATATCGTCGGTAACCATTTTTCTTTGAACAAAAGATTTACCTTTTATCTTTTCTCCGTCAGCACCTTTTTTGTCTACGTAAGTGACACCATGTGCACGTTCTAAACCTGAAAATATATTTTTAAAATCATTCATAATTTATCTTTATAAGTGGGCGTCTCCACTCTCGCATTAACGCCCACTACCTAGGATTCTGTTTAGTACGGTGACTTTTCTGATGCTTCCACATCAGTGTCGTGTTTTACTTCAACCTCACCTTTACCAATCTTCTCAGCAAATCCTTTGGCTAAAGAATAAACATTACTATCTGTAACAGGGCCAACTTTACTTATGTCCCAACCAAACCATGTTCCTTTGTCATTAGACATTTGAACAGATTTTAGTTTATAAACATGGCTAAATGTTGGCGGTGTAAATAAACCATTCTTACCCTGCATTTTAATTGACATCATCATTGAGTTCCAAGTTCTACTCACTTTTAATTGAGTTCTTGTCATTGATACCAATGCAGTTCCTGGGTTCTCACCTGTAGTTACAACAAAATGATTTGCTGTATTTTCAAGATAATTACCATTAGGTAATACATCTCTATACATCTGATCTCGTTTAGTTGTTTTTACAACAGGATCATCTACTGTATACATACCAACAAGACCACCTCCAAGTTCTCTAGGTTTCCACTCTAGATATTTTCTCTCGTAAGAACATGGGATAACATTAATTCCTTTTTCGCCATCAAACAATTGTTTAGTGACAGAATTTAATATCATTCCTGGTTCAGCACCCTCAACATACTTACCGTGCTTTTTATTTATTTCAGGAGATAGTTGTCCTAAAACTTTTAAGAACGGTAAAGCAAGATCTTCTTGCTCCATGTTTTGTGCACCTTGATTTGCATCGGCTTCAAACATATTAGTTGATAAAGCTCCTGCAGTTTCTTTTTTTGTCAGGTTTGTTTCTTTGTTCATATTTATTTTTTCCTTTTTATGGTTGTTTTATTTCCAACGTATACGCTGAAAATTTCCGTTGGCATTTCTTTACCCGCCTCAATACGCTCACGGACTAGCGCTTTCAGAGTCATGGGTTCAACCTTTAATTTCTGTGCAGGTTGAAGCCCCTGACCCTTCGCAAGTTCAGCATATTCTGCTGCCTTGTTGTCTTCTCCACGTCCAAAAGACACTACAACTTCGTTTTTAATAATGTCTCCTAAACCGTTTTGTCGAAGCCAGTTAAAAGCCGCTTCTTTATTTGCTTGTGTTATAGTAGCATTATAGAACGGCTTAACGTCAATCATGGAACCATCCATAAGTCTGAGTTGAGATAAACCCATCTCTGACATCATAGTTGGAATTACCTCTCCTGATATAACGTCTAAATCTTTTTTCTTATCTTTTACTCTTTCCTCAAGAAGATTTATTTCTTCTGTAAGTTCGTCCATCTTTTTAACTTCTTCGGATAAAGTTTTTAGATTATCACTTCTATCTAAAACATTTGTTTTATCCTGTTCAAAGTTAATAGAACCACTACCTGTAAAAGTTTCTATCTTTGTATTACTCATCTATTTCTCCTTTCTCGTATAAATTAATTTTAATGGGATAATATTTTCTTTCTTGTTTATCCCACTTGAGTAAATTATATTTTCCATTTGTAATATCAGAAACAATTGAACATGCAACACCTATAATTGCAGGATCGCCTGTAAGTAGTAAATAATCTTTGTCTGTAAATTTTTTTAAACCTTGCCTTAACTTATATATAAGTGGGCCAGGAGAAAAAATCATTTGAGAAAATTCTGGTAACAAAAATTTAAACTCACCATAATGAGAAGCACCCATAATATTTATTTTAGGATTGCCTGCTCTTGTTCCAGCAATTTCTTGTACAACATAAATTATTCTTTCTGACATTGACAAAAGATATAACATCTATTATATAGATGTCAATACAGAAAGAAGAAAATATTTATGAATTATAAATTTAAAACTAAACCTTACGCACATCAATTAACTGCGTTAGAAAAATCGTGGAACAAAGAAAACTTTGCCTATTTCATGGAGATGGGTACAGGTAAAACAAAAGTATTGATTGATAATATGTCGATGCTTTATGACTACGGTAAAATTAATGGTGCCTTAATTGTTGCACCTAAAGGTGTAATTGGTACTTGGCATAATCAAGAAATACCTACACACATTGCAGGCCACATAGAATTTGTGTCCATATTGTGGCAATCATTAATTAATAAAAAACAAAAAGAAAAATTAGATGAGTTATTTAAAGTAGACTCTAGACTTCATATCCTAATAATGAATGTGGAAGCTTTAAGTACTTCTAAAGGTAAAGATTTTGCAGCGTCTTTTTTAAGAACACATAATTCAATAATGGCTATTGATGAATCTACAACAATAAAAAATTCATCAGCTAAAAGAACAAAAAATATTTTAGAATTATCTAAGATTGCTAAGTATAAAAGAATCATGACAGGTTCTCCTGTAACTAAAAACCCATTAGACCTTTATTCTCAGTGTGAATTTTTAAGTCCATGGTTATTGAACTTTCAATCATTCTACGCTTTTAGAAATAGATATGCAGAAATGAAAACAATCAATGCAAGAGGGAGGTCAATACAAGTGGTTAATTATTTTAAAAATCTTGGTGAATTATCTGAAAAATTAAAAGAGTTTTCTTATCGTGTTTTGAAAGAAGATTGTTTAGATTTACCTGACAAGATTTATGTAAAAAGAACTATAGAACTAACAGATGAACAAACAAAACTTTATAATCAAATGAAGACTATGGCTCTTGCTATATTGAATGGTAAACAAACTACCAGTATGACTGTTCTTACTCAACTAATGAGACTACATCAAATTACTTGTGGTCACTTTACTGCTGATGATGGTAGTACACAAATCGTTAAAAGTAACAGAGTTAATGAACTAATGAATGTTTTAGAAGAAGTTGAAGGTAAAGTAATTATCTGGGCTAATTATCAAAAAGATATGTCAGAAATTAAAAAAGCTATTATTAAAGAATATGGTGAAGATTCTGTTGTAGATTATTATGGATTAACTCCACAAGAAGATAGACAAATAAACATAAAACGTTTTCAAGAAGATTCAAACTGTAGATTCTTTGTTGGTACACCACAGACGGGTGGATACGGTATTACTTTAACTCAAGCAAATACAGTTATTTATTACTCCAATGGTTATGATCTAGAGAAGCGATTACAATCAGAAGATAGAGCACATAGAATAGGTCAGAAAAAATCAGTAACATACGTCGACCTAATAGCAGAAAAAACTGTTGATGAAAAGATTGTAAAAGCTTTACGTAAAAAAATTAATATTGCATCAGAAGTATTGGGAGAAGAGTTAAGAGATTGGATATAAAATTGAGGTAGTAGTGGGCCTCTGATAGTTATCTCATTCTATCTAGATTGGTTCGGTTTTTTATTATTTTTGTTCCGTAAGTAAATCAATCACCACTACACTAAATCTACTGCTTTACCAATAATGGGTTTATATTTTACTTTTTTATCTTCTCTATAAGCGTGCAAGAATTGTCTTCTGGGTTGGTATGGTATCCAACTTGCATGGATCCATCCACTGTTTGGCTCACCAGGAGTATAGAACTCCAAAATTAATTGATCTGTTTCTAAAAATTTATGTATCCAATCTGCAACTTCTGCATTGTCCACACCCAACACTTCGAAGTCTGCGGCTTCGGCTTTGGCATGCTGTGAATTTTCGCTACTTCCTATAGCTCTACATAGTTCAGGTGATCTATATCCGCTAGTCACCTTTACTCTACCAAATTGATCACGTACTGGCTGCAGTACATTTTCACATAATTGTTTTAACTTATCTATTTGATCACCGTTAGGTTCATTGTGAATATTTAATCTAATTGCAGTATCAGATTTAATTAATTCTTTTAATGTAAAATTACGGGAAAGGTTCATACTATTCCACTCCAATCATCATTTTTATATTTTTTTCTATTATATACTTTTTTTGATTTAACTACACGTTTTTTATATTTAGGTGTTCTAACTTCTTTTGCGTATATATTTAATAAATTATTTCTTAATCTATTGGCTAATTCATTTAGTCTTTTAAGGGACATTATTTTAGCTCATCATATTAAGAAGCAACGCTAGTATGATTGCACCAGCAGCTCCTAATATCATCTTCTCTATTCGAGTTAGTCTATCTTCTATTTTTTGTATTTGTTGAAAAGTTTGTTTTTGCATAATCCTACACAGTTTTTCATGATCATCAATTCGTTGTAATGCTGATTTTCTTGCCATTAGAATGTAACCCCCGCTACATTAAAAACCCGATAGGACTTGCCTATCTTACCGCCCAAAATGTTAAAAGTGTAATTCATTATGTCCTTAAAAAATCCTCTATTATTTTTGCTCGTTCAGCAGTCGGAAGACTAGCAAAGTTAGGTGGTAATGTCGAGCTTATATTTTGTCCACTTGCATTAACTATATTAGGACTTACAGAACTTTGTTCTAATGGTGGTGTAGTTATTTGTGATTGTTGCATAGTTTCTTGTTGAGGTATTTCAAAGTTAGGAAATACTGGATTATCTTCTAATAAATTAATTGATCTATTTTCAGATATAATTTTTCTTATAAATGGTGAAGCTATTGTATAAGGGTTTTGAATTTCTACGCCTTCTTTGTTATTTAAGTCTCTATTAATTTCTCTCATTCTTGTTTGAAAGAATTCACTAGGAGCGCTTGGTGTATAAACACCTCTAAATAAATCATTTACAATTTTCTTTTTAATACCTTTTCTTTTTAAAATTTCTCTTCTTATTTTAGAGTTAGACATACCTAAAGTTCTAGCTGCTTCAATGTCTTGATACATTTCTTTTAATGTAGCAAATCTTCTAGACTCAGAATATTTATATGCATCTAATATATCTTTAGGTGCAACTCTTCCACCTCTTAACAATGGTGCAATAAATAAGTTATCATCTTTTTTAAGTTTAGATCCAAATCTTGTTGTCATGTATTTTAAAGATCTTTCTGGATCCGATTGAATACTTCTAAAGCCAAATAGTCCTGGTAGTTCATCTTGTAAATCAAATGTTTGTCCATATTTTTTATCAGCCTTACCTCTTGTTGCTCTCTCTAATCTTTTGAATTGTGAGATAGATCCAGGGGCCAAAGATTTTGCAACATGTCCAATCGCTTTAACTGCTTTAACACCAAAATCATCTTCTTCAGACCATACTCTTCTACCACCTCTACCAATACCTCGTCTAATTGTAGAGTCTAATAATGCTTCAGTATAAATAGATTCTGAAGCAAACGGTTCAATAATTTCATATAAACTATCGGTCATACCTTTTCCTAAAGATTGTTTTAAAGATTCTCCAGTAGCATCACCTTGAGCTAAGGTATTCATTACAGAATTAAAAGGTCTTATTAAAGTATCGTATGCATTAGAATAACTAAAATCTATATATTTTAAATATCCTCTTTCATCTCTACCTGTTGGAAGTAATGTAGAATTTTTTGACCATTCAGGTACTATTCTTCTAAGAGCATCCATCTCATCATCAGTAACATTATTTTTAGCTTTAAATGTTTCAGCTAATGCATATGGTACTCCACCAACTGTCATACCAAAACTAGTTAATCTCTTTAGTCCTAGTTTTAAAAGATCAGGTATTTCAGGATTAGATAAAGTACCTTTACCAATACCTGCTGTAATATCATCTATTGCGCCAGTAAATATATTGTTTCCTGTTCTAAGTATTTCTAGTGGAAATGCTATGAAATTTCCAAAAGGAGTTTGTCTCAAAGCTTTTGCAGTTCTACCAACATAACCATAGTTAGGAACTCTGTTTCTAGTTAAATTACCTGCAATCTCATCTAAGAAGTTATCAAAACTTTCTGATGCATATTCATCTCTTTGAATAAGTTTTCTAAAATATTTACCTCTTGTTGTTTCTTCAGATAATACTTTTTTATAATTATCTTTATTAATACCTAATGTATCTGTTAGTTTAGAATAACGATTTCTTTCTAAATTCCAGTTTACAATTTTCCAAAAATCATCCTCAGCAACATAAGCATCTTGAGTCTTTCCATAAAATTTTAATAACTTGTCTTTTAGATTATTTGTTAAATCAGTATAAACTCTTGAATCTGCAGCAGCAGGATTACTTAATACATCTTTTAAAAGTCTTTTTGCTTCACCAACTTGAACCTGACTATCTACAACACCAACTTTTAATAATCTTTCATAAAGCTCATCATCGGCTTTTGTCATAGTTCCAAGTATTCTCTTACCTGTTAGATCATAGGATTGTTTAAGCACTCCTTGTCCACCCATTGATTTTGGCATTAATGTTTGTATATCACCGTAGTTAGGAAAGAATGCACCA